TTCCTGGTTATCAACGTCTGGGAAAATGCTGCACGTGGCATTCAAAGCTCATTCAGTCAGTTCTTCTTTGATATTATGCAAGGTCAGATGACAGACCTGGTTGGTAATATCAAGAAAATGATCGATAGATTGATTGCAGAAATGCTGGCAGCACAAGCCACAATGGCTTTATTTGGTATGAATCCAGGTGGCAATGCTGGTCCTGGGGGACTTTTTGGCTGGATGGGACAGGCATTTGGTGGATTTAGAGCTGGTGGTGGATCAGTAGATGCTGGCGTGCCTTATGTTGTTGGTGAACAAAGACCTGAACTATTCGTACCAAAGACAGATGGATACATTCTGCCTGATGCAAGTAATGCAATGGGAACTGGTGCAACCAACAATATCAGTATCGAGATCAAGGCAATGGATAGCCAGGACGTTATGCGCTCTTTGGAAAAAGTCAAGCGCCAGGTCGCAACTATGGTCAACGGCACCAACAGAACATATAATTTAGGAGCGAAATAATGGCTTTTACAAACATAGCACCGCTGGAATTGCGCCTTAAACACGGGACAATTCTTGAGGTAATTGATCCAGTTATTGTTACTGGTAATGGTGGACGTGAAGTGAGACGTCGTACACAGAAGTGGCCACGATATGTGTGGACATTCCCGGCTCGCATTATCCCAATGAGTGAGTTCCAACAATACCGGGATAGATTATCAGTTAACAGTGTTGCCTCATTTCGTGTTACAGATCCGACAATGGCTTTCTTCCGTGAGACCACATTAGACAGCACGGTTAACACCAAATGGAAGCTTTTGATTGACATTGATGGTGGAACCAGTCGGCATCCATATTTTAACCCTGTTATCTCAGAATTAAAAATACGTAAGAATGGGGTCATCATTAGTAACGCTGGAATAACGATGGAATATACCAAGGGTGAACCATATCTGGTTATTCCTGGTACTACCACACTTGATGTCGTAACTGTTGTTGGTCCTTGGTATGCCACTGTCCGGTTTGAAGGGACATTATCTATGACGACAGCGGCAATGCAACGTGCAAAGTGGCGTGAGTCCAGTACCCCATCTGCACAAACAGTCAATAATTGCAACTCCGTTGAGGCTACATATGTGGAGATGGGTGAATTCAAATTAGTCGAGGTATGGGAGCATGCGTAATATACCAGCTGGATTAAAGCAGGCGTTTATCAATGGAACACGAGCTGTCCTGATAAAAGTGACAACAAAGACTGGTTCTGTTTTTGGATATACAGATCATGATGTTGACCTTGTTGTTGATGGTGTCACCTATCTTGCAACACCAGCGTTGCTCCGTATGAACCTTACTCGTTCTGTTAACGATACGGTTTCTAACCAGGAATTCGGTAGTGCTTGGATTGATGCACCTGAAAGTGACTTGCTTGCTGGTAAATTCGACAATGCTGATCTCGAAGTTGCATTATGCAATTGGGCAAATACAGCAGATGGCAAGTTCATTGTGGAACGCGGTAACCTTGGTGTTATCCAGTGGACAGCAGATGGCTTTAGAGCTGATATGCAATCGTGGATGCGTAATCTACAAAAGACAATCACGTTGGTAACTACTGCACAATGTAGTCACCGCTTATTCAACCAGCCTGCAGATAATGCACTTGGAACTCACATGGGTTCCTGCAAGTTACTTGAGAACAACTACAAGTGCGATGCAGCATTGAATGGGACAGCTGATATCCCAGGCTTTATATTCAATGTTACATTATCTTCTGGCCAAGGAACCATTCTGGAATCACTAAAGAGCAACTGGTTTGGTAATGGTACATTATATTTCAGAATGGATCCGAACCCATTACTAAACAATATCCCTATGTCAATCAAGAACAGCACGTTCGTTTCTGGTAATGAATGGAAACTGGAACTATATTTGCCACTACCAGTAACACCTACGTCAACAGATGTTGATATATTGCCTGGATGTGATAAGACATTGGAGACATGTAAGAACAAGTTCAACAATGTTGTTAACTTTGGTGGATTCCCACACATCAAGCCGGAGATTGCATACAGATGAGAATAAAGATGCCATCACGTCGAGATCAAGCAGTTGAACAAGCAATGTTGTGGATTAACACTCCATATCACCACCATGCGTGCGTTCGTGGGGTTGGAGTCGATTGTGCAATGCTGGTTTACGATGTTGCATATCAGATTGGTTGCATTACAAAAGAGCAATATGAGAACCCACCACAGTACAATGCACAATGGCATATCCACAATAACAAGGAAATGCTTATTGAGATTATTGAGGGATTTGGTTGCACTCCGTCAAAGACAGGCAAAGCTGGTGACATTGCTGTCTTCAAATATGGTAGATCAATAAGCCATATGGGGATATTGGTTAACCAAAATCAGATTGTGCATGCAAGAATGGATATGGGCAAAGTTGTTTTGAATACAATTAACGGCGAATTACTGGAAAGATTTGCTGGATATTATAAGTTCCCAGGAGTTGAATAATGGCAAACGTAGGCATTTCTTTATCTGGTGCAGCTGTTGGTGCATGGGTTGGTGGACCAGTCGGTGCACAAATTGGTTGGTTGATTGGTTCTTATCTGGGGAGTGATCCTGATGACATCACACAAGGTACCATTGGTGACTTACGAGTTCAGACAAGCCAGTATGGTACCAATGTCCCAATCGTATTTGGTCAACAACGTGTTGCTGGTAACATTATCTGGTCTAATGAGAAGACAGTTTATGAGATAAGAGAAAGCACTGGTGGTAAAGGTGGTGGACCTGATGTTGTTTCGTATGGGTACAAGATAACAATGGCCATAGCGATTTGCCAAGGACCTATAGATGGCATCTCACGTATATGGGCAGATGGCAAATTACTAATCGATGGAAGCACGGAAGCAAAGGCATCTATCGGGACGATCTATCTTGGAACTGATGACCAGCTACCCGACCCAGTTATGGAAAGCTCATTGGGGGCTGGAAATGTACCAGCATATCGTGGCCTTGCATATGTGGTATTGCAGGACTTTGACCTTGGTGTTACCGGTCGAGTGCCAATGTTTAGCTTTGAAGTTCTTAAATCGCAGTTGTAAGAAGATGACTAAATATAATGTCGGAGATGTTGTGGTCGTCAGGATGCCAAGGTGCCCTTGCAATGGTGGTGGGTACGATGAGGTAATTAAGACCATCCAGCGTGTTACGGAAATGCCTCACAACAATCTCGTCGTTTATCATATATCGTCTAACCAGGCGGTACCTGAATGCAATATTATAAGGAAGGTTTAGTATGGCTTTAGCTACAAATACAACACCAGGTAGCGTCATTATCGGTGGGGACATTGTTGGGACCGCTAATAGCCCACAATTGAGAAATAGTGGGGTTGTGCCAGGCAACTACCCAGCAGCAGATGTGGTCATTGATGCAAAGGGCAGAGTTGTTAAGGCAATTCAGAAGGACCCATATGCACTGACACCAGATGCAGATAATGATACAGCTGGCATTATTCGTTTAGCAGGGGCGTTGACGGGAACAGCTGATGCACCGGCATTGGTTAACACCACTGTTACACCTGGTTCGTACAGTGTGGCCAATATCACTGTTGATAGCAAGGGCCTATTGACTGCTGCATCAAGTGCAACAAGCATCCCAATGCAAGATGCAACTGAGTTTGTTGCTGGTGGCATAGCTCTCGCAGGAGACCTCACGGGCAGTGCATCATCACCACAGTTGAAAACCAGTGGTGTTACACCAGGGACGTACACGGCTGCAAACTTGACGGTAGACAGTAAAGGTCGAGTAACAAGTGCGTCGAACAGAACATTGACTTCTGGTGATATTGCAACAAGACCAATTGATGATGCAACTGCTGGTGCTGCTGGCATATTGAAAGTGCCTGCTGGTATGACAATTAACGGTAATGGTGATTTAAATTTGAATAACAGTGGTGTTGTTGCTGGTTCGTATACAAAAGTAGGTCTGACTGTAGACAGTCGTGGTTTGATATCTGCTGCTGCTACAAAAACTGATGCTGAAATTGCACAAGCAGTTGGCGGTGCAACTTCTGTTGCTAAAGGTGTTATCAGATTAACAAATGAGCTCTCTGGAACAGCTGATGCACCTACATTATCGAACACCGGTGTTACAGCTGGTGCTTATTTTAGAACAAACTTAACTGTCAATGCAAAAGGCCGTATTACTGCTGCATCACATA